TACCCTCTCGGCATTTGGTGTGAAGAAGGGCACCGAGTAATTCATCCTCTTAATCACGGGTTGATTTAGGAAGTTCCCCGACAATACCGCCCTAGTCTCAATGTCATTCTCTGTCAGTTTCTCAATGACTTCTTTTCTCTTGCCTCCTAGTGGGCCTTTGAGTATGAAAGGAAATGCAAACCAGCTTGACATTCCAGTCTGTTTCTGTATGTCACACCACTCACAATCCCCAAATATCCGTCGGTATACCTGTCCATTCTCAACTCGACTCTGGATTATATTATCACACTTCTTTAACTGTTCCCTACCGATTGCTGCACATATCTCGGTTGACCTCACACAGTAACCAGGCAGGACGAATTTGAAGTTGTCGGTGAATGGGTCGTTTGTCTTTTGATACAAATCATTATCATCCTCAAGGTTCCTCACCCAACCATGTGACCTAAGGGACTTGATATATTGCATAAGGTGGGTGTCATCCGTGACGACCATACCACCCTCGGTTGTCTGTAGGTGGTGTGAGAAGAAGAAACTAAAGGTGCCTATGGTACCATATGTTCCTGTATATGCACCCAGATACTTTGCACCTAGACTTTCACAATTATCCTCTAGGAGAATGAGTTTGTGTTTCCTACATAATTCTTCAATCTGTACATAATTACAGGGGTTGCCCAACAGGTTGACAGCAAAGATTGCTTTGGTTTTGTCTGTTATCAATTCATATAGCATGTTGGGGTCTATATTCAAGGTTTCTTCATTGATGTCACAGAAAACCAACTTGAGACCGTATTGGTGTAGGGGAAAGTATGAGGTGCCCCAACTAACCGCAGGGACAATGACCTCGTCACCGGGGGATAACGCACCCGCTTCTATCAAAGCACCGACTGCCAACAGGTTAGCGGAACTCCCACTGTTGACCATTATGGCGTGTTTCACACCAAACTTTTGTGCAAACTCAGTCTCAAACTGTTCTATCTCAGGACCCATTGTGTGTTGACCGCTGTTGACCACACGTTGTATTGCGTCTTTTTCGGCTTGGGTCCAACTACTTATTGCAAGAGGATAATACATATCAGTCTATAAGGCTCACGAAATAACTGTTTGGCAAAACTTTAACTATCCCTTCAAATAGTCTATAACTATATTCTACGTTACACACTTCTGTTTTAGGTCCAGTATATAGGTCTTTATCGAAAATACCAATATATTTATCAGGGGGGATGAGAGTTGCTGATAGAAAAAATGTTGATAGTCCACCATAAATTCTCTCTGCATTGACAGTAGTATACCAATCGTCTATGGGATTTTGTATGAGGTAGGGACTACCAGTTTCTAGTGCAATTTTCTGGACGAGTATTGGGTCGTCACCGTATATTGTACATTCATAGTCTCTTGCTATATCACAATATACCTCCTCAGATACGAATTGATTGTCTGTGCCTCTCACATGGAGTAGTGACTTTACCTTTGCATGTGTTGTGTTGGGTTTAAGGGGTATAAATTCTTCCGCAATTCGTTCACGGTGTTTGTAAGAATATTCAAAACAGGGAGCACAAAGTTCAAAAGACTTTTGTATCGTTCCTGAAGTATCTATTTCACAAGGAATAGGAAGGTCGAATAACTGGGATACGTAATCAACTTGAAGTTTAGGAACTCCTTCAACAGGACTAATTAGGATGTTGTCATACTTATACCCATGTTCTATCACGGTTGAAAATGCATGATATAACAGTAATACCTGAGTTCCCAATCCACCACGGAGATATAATGTTTGTTGAGGTATTAGCGTCAAAAAAGTCTCTCCAACAATGAGTTGACTCTATGAATATACGTGTGGTCTGTTTTCACCCTTTCTCTAAAGTTGTTCGCAATCTCCTTACGTTCACTTTCGTATTTAAGATAATAGTTACACGATTCAATCATATCTTCTGGTGAATGTGAAATTATCACTTCTCTACTTATATCGAAATACTCTAATATGCAGGGGTTGTTGTCACTGATGGCAAACCCTCCTACCATACCAACCTTGAATACCCTCTCACTTACATGGGTGGGGTGGTGCTGTACGAAAGGTAACTCATGCAAACAGATATTGATTTTACTCGACGCAAAGATGTGTCCAACCTCGTTATCTGGTAAGTATCCCCGTGACCCATAGGGCCAACCTGTTCCATATATGTGCAGTCTGTCACCAAATTCTTCCATCATGGGTTTCATGTACTTGTCTAGTTGCAGACCCTTACTGGGCCACCACCCACCGACAAACGATATGTCAATATCTTGTTCAACATCATCTTGGGATTCCACATATACTGTGCTGTCTGCTGCTAAGGGCCAACTCATGACGGGCACTCTCTCAACCCACCACCTGAAACCATAGTTGTTTACTTTATCTGTAAACGCATGGAGAATGAGGTCTACGAATTTCGTATTTACTAACTTTTCTTCTGCGGGTAACCCGGGTCTTGCCTGATAGTGGAAGGGTTTGTTCTTCTCAACGATAGACATTGGAATGTCCAACAGGTTAAACATGGTAATCGAATCGGGGTGTGTCTCCAGTGCTACCTTCAATCCATGTGTGTTCTTATACCTTTGTAACACACCAAAACATGCGTTAGTAATCCATAGTGCAGGGCTATACCCCGGTTGGTTTCTCACATGACCGAGGAACACATCTGGTTGAAAGTCGTTGAGTATCTTTTCCAATGATTGTGTGTGGACACCATCCCAAGTCTCTACTTCGTGACCCGCTGCCAAGAAACCATTGATGATTCCTTCTTCAATATATTTCCTAGCCGTGGTGCTCCCCTTCTTGAACCAACAGTAGAGTATCTTATGTTGCGTCATGGAACTCTCGATTCTTGAAGAACAGTCCGGTCTTTTGCATAAAGGGTTTCAGCATAGTGGCATGGTGTTGTCTAATCTTGACAGACTCAGTAAGGTCACAATCGAAATTATATTTATCAAACTTCTCTATCCAGTATTCTGGGTCTTGACAATTAACATGATAGTGTCCCGGGTGACCAGGTAGGGCATGTGTAACGATAGCATACCTACAGGCATTGAAAACCGTCATGTAATTGTCCATATATTTTTCTTCAACATGCTCTAGAAACTCAACAGCCCATGCCAAATCCCACGTCCTACTAATCTCTATAGGGTCTCGGAAGTCATGTATCATCACGTTAATGTGTGGTGCTTTCATAACAAACCAATCACCATCAATACCCATTACGTCAAGACCCCTGTCTTGTGCAATTTCTACCATCTGACCGGTACCACATCCAATATCAACCATACTTTTGATTTGGTATTGCTGTATGAGATACTTAAGGGTTCCCCTGTCCGTGTGGGTCCTATTTAGATGTCCCCCCAAGTGTTGTGGTAAGACTCCATCACTCATGAGGTTTATTCCATCTTGCATATTTTCTTTTCTCAATAATGTGCTTAGGTGCGCTTTTCATGTTACCCACAGAGTCATTATACCATTCATCATTCTCTAACACGTTGTTTTTCCACAAATAATATGTTTCCATTCTGTTAATATCACCCCTTGTGTGGCAAAGGACGAGTATCTCTCTAGAGAAATGTTCTTCACCGAGGTTCTTTACATCTTCTTGGACCACCTTAGACGATGACCAGTAGTCTTTCCAGTTGCTCTCTGACCGTTGTCGTTTGGTCTTCCCTTTGACCTTCCGTACGCTCCAGAAATACTTACGTCCTATATACTTTCGGTTTGTCTTATGATTTGTAATCTTGTATACGAACCCTTGATAGCCATGTTTCAAATCCTCATCAAATACTTTTCCTTCAAACAACCACTGGTTACCCACCGTCTTCGTACCATTCATCATCAACATCAACATCGGGTATGGAATCTAAGTCCAAACCGATTCCACTTATATCTGTGATACTGTCTCTAGCCAACTCAAGTGCTGAACTCTTAACATCATTACCGCAGAATGGACACCAATCAGGTCCTTCTGTCACTTCCTCATGGTAGATTAGTGTATATTCTGTAGCACAGAAATGACAAGTTATTCTTTTTTCGTTTTTAGCTGTCATCGTTACCTCTTAAATTAAACATTGACCACTGGTACAGGCAAGTTCCTGAGAACCCTCTGTAGTATCGGTGTTTTCATATTTAGATAATTCAGACCAGTCAATCTCTGTAGGCATCTTTTTTACCATCTCGGTATACGTTTTCTTGTTACACTCTTGATAGGGTGCTTGTCTGTATATATGGTCGGTAGCGGGCAGGAACGTCAGTCCACACGCATTATCAAAATTATTGTACACCCACGCACCGACATCTAACCACTCGTTTTCTTTCACTGTAACCGTTATGGATGGGTTATGTTCACACCAGTTCTGCTGGTATACCAACCACAACTCCAGTTGTTCGATTGCTGACATATCGTGTTTGTATGTTGAGTTGCCTGTCTCGATAGGAAATGAAAACACCGTGGTGTGGTGTGGTTTTGTAACATCGGGTTCATTGGGGACACCAATCTCTTGCAGGAATTTTGTTAGGGGGTCTTTGTTGTCACCCCTCACCGTTCTGATATAATACTGTGAGTGGTCACAGTGGATCCCAGGTGGGCAGTTGACCAACTGGGAGACCGTCCCAGAGGGTTTGACACAGGTTGTGGCAGTTGCTTGGTTGATACCTAACTTCTTTGCATACTCTTTGTTCGTTTCTATTACGTGTTGTAGTAACCTCTGTTGTAACCCCGCTAAGTCACTTTTGGTATCATACAGTAACTTGTTACTCATGATGCCTGTGATAGAGACACCTAACAATCGTTCTTCTTCGGCATTCTCCTGCCATTTCCTTGAGATATACCTGAAATCCGTTAGGGTTGACTGGAATGTGCCTAGGATGGCTGCGACCTTGACCTTCTGGGTAAGGATTTCTTCTGTATCATTTGGTCGGACGACGACTTCTGACAGGTTACAGAACCCTCTCGGTCTGAGAATGATTTCACCACAGGGATTAACACCAAAATCATGGTCAACCTCCCTCTTACCTGCCTTGCCTGCTTGCTTGACTGCCGCTTGCCTGTTGAATATACCACGTTCACCAGACTTGGAATTGTATAGGGACAACCATTCTTCCATGAAGATACCTATATCAGGTTTCTCCGTATAGGCAGCAGAGTTGTTTGCCAGTGACCTCTGCATGTTTTCCTCCCACCATTGGCCAGACTTTGCCATCCTCATACGGTCATCTGAGAGGTTGGAAAGTGATATTAGTGCGGCTCTCCTGACGCCACCAACCACCACAACGTCGGCAACTTTACAAACAATGTCATGACACTCAAGAGATGTTAGTTTTCGACCTGGTGCGTTTGTAAACATGCGAACACAGAAGTGGAACAGGTCTTCTAACGGTTCTGGTCCACTTGCACGACCTCCAAAAGTTTTTAGAGCAGCACCACCGGGTCTTATCCGACTTAAATCCCATCGGGGTACTTGACCACTGTATAACAGTTGAATGAGTTCCTTGAAAGCCTTAGCCCAACCTAGTTTGGAATCACTGACAACGATGGTCGTGTCGGTGTCAAAAAACTCCTCAGCAACCGCAGGTAACTGGTTAATGTATTGGCGTTCTACAGAGAACCCTACCCCCGTACCGTTCATCAAGATGTATAGGATTTCATCAAAAGACCTGGGGTTGTCAACGGTGACATATGAGCAGTTATACCCCGCTATGTTTTCCCGTTTCAGTGCCTCTCCTGCTGTCATGAGACACCGCATGGAGGGCATTGTGTGTAGGTTTAGTATAGAGTCTTCCAACTCTTTACGTAGTTTGGCTGGTAATTTATACTTGTTGTTTTCTAGGAGATGGTCCTCAAAGAAATCGAAGTATCTGGCTACTGTTTCGGGCCACGTTTCTCTCCGATTCTTTTCCCACAACCACCGGGAGTATCTTGAAAGGTATATATATTGCTGGTATAGTGTTGGCAAATATTCGTCCATATATTCATTTCCCTTTTCATAATCTAACATTTCTTCCAGGCGTTCAATCTGTTGACCGCATCTAAACCCGAAAACGTATTTGCATGTATTATATCTATAACACTTTTCGAGTCCATCCCCGATAAAATCATCTCATTCACATCTTTTTTTCCAACCGTGTCGGGCCAAATACAGACCTTGAAGTGGTTTTCGATACTATGTTGCATGATTTTGATAACGTCCTTGTTCCTGTTCTGGTTGTCGAAAATCAACGTGCATTTCTCTTTGGGGAGAACCCGTTCTATCTTCTTCAGGTCACTACCACCAACTGCGATACAGTTGGGTAGGAACAACGAGTCTATAGGACCCTCAACAACATATATATGTTTCTCAATGTCTAGGGTATTCAGACCATAAACCATAGGAACCTGGTCTGGCCATGAGCCGACGCTCAGCGTCAGATACCGTAGTTCCTCGTCACCTAGGGCTCTGCATGAAATAGCAAACAAGTGTCCTTTTTGAGTGAAAAAGGGCATGACTAACCTAGGTTCTGTGCCATGTATCCTATCCTTGTATTTGGGGAAAACCCTTTTCAGCTTACTGATGTCGTCTATATAGTACAGTTGTCCGAACTTTCCCCGCGGTATGTGTCGCCCGAGGGCATACTGTATTGCAAGGTTATCGTCTGGTAATGTGTCTAAACGCTGCAATATACCATCTAAAAGTGTAACTTTGGTGGGGTTTTTGAATTCAGGGGATTTATAGTACAGACCAGGCGCCTTTTTCCCCGTACTCTTAGATGCTGAGTTGCTACTCTCCTTGAAGGTCTCCATACAATATTCTGAGTATATTTTGCCATCCAGACGTTTCAAGAAGTTCTTAAAACTCTTGCTGTAACCACAGTTATGGCAATGGACGAAGTATGACCCCTTCCGTTCAAAGAAGTACATCCTCGCTTTATACTTGTTTTTTTGAGAATCACCACAGACAGGACACCTACAATTGGCTAAATTGTTGTCTTTCCACTTGAATTGTTCAAGTTGAACTGAGATGTTGTTTAGAAATTTCTTGTCAATCCAAATAGTCATGTAATAATGCCCATCTTATAAATATCTTATAAAGTGTATTATACTATAAAAAGGCGAGTTTGTCAAGATGCTAATGCAAAAATTACCCAAAATTCATCTAATTGTTGGCACCATCCTTAGTGTTTGTGCGCTGGTTGGTGCAGGAATGACGATGTACACTCATTTTGCGAAGGAAATGAGGGTCCAGTTACTAGAATGTAGGGTCATCAATTCTGTAATCGTGTTGACCAAGAACATCAAGCGGAACGACCTCAAGTCCGAACGGATGTCCATAAGGGACAGACTGGATGATGAACTCATCTCCGAGTTGGATAAAGTCAATTATGAGGATAGGATTGTGGATTTGACGGGTGAGATTTCAGCAATTGGCACCAGCATACAACAAATAAAGGACGAAAAATGCGTAGAATAAAGGTTTTATTGGTAATGCTGTTTATATGGGTGGTTGTTCCTAGTGTGACCTATGCCCAACCAGACTGGGACGACGTTGAGACTGAACTGGATGAGTTGGATGGAGAGTAGGGTTATACCTTCACAAATTCACTAATCAATTGTATCTGTGCGTTGACACGTTTCGCTAAAGTAGCATTCTCTACGGGGGTCTCTATTGTTAATCCGAAAGATGCTCCTAACTCTACACAATAAGCACCTAATGTGGTGTTATCGTCTGTCGTACCTCCTATATTGATCCCATCACCGTCCATCAATTGGAAATCCTTACCAAGGATGTCGAGCATCTTCCGCACCAAAACTTCATGGTTTTTCCATACCAACAAGTAAGCAACATCCCTCTTTGGGTCTTCCTGACATGAGAGGTATCCTTCTGCACA